GTTGAATCTTTGCAGCGATACTGTCGGCTTTTTATGTATTCTTTAACCAAGTTATAAAAGGTTATATCGCTTGATACGGTATTAGTAACGGCTTGCAAATCTGCCTGTGCATCAAGTTTGGTTTTATAACCTGATTTTCTGTATTGTTTTCCGTTTATGTAGTAGGTTATCTCGTAACAAGACTTTTTAATGCCTTTACTCGTTACCCATTCTCTCTTGCGTATTCCTGCCATTTTGTTTTCCTTTATAGTATGTTAAGTTTATATTTTGTGTTGTGCTTAGTGTTTCAACAAATGCTAAAAGATACCAATACCATTCAATATGTAAACCTTTTAATTTTGTTAGATAGAGAATAATGCCAAATAACCAATACATTACACAACCTCCATAAGCCGTTCAACCTCATCAACGTTGAAACGTACACATTTACCAATCTTTATCTTCGTTATAATTCCCTGCCTCGCCCAACTATCAACCGTTGAACGTGCAACACTAAACATCTCTGCTATATCATTAGCCGTATATAGCCGTTTTCTCTCTCTGTTTAATGATACTACATTACTCATCGTTTACCTCCTTTTGTAATTTATTTTCATAAAGTTTTGTTAAGTTAAATACGCAAGTTGAGAGAATCGAACTCCCATTAACGGTTTTGGAGACCGCCGTTCTACCATTAAACTAAACTTGCTAAAAAAAGAGGGCGGATGCCCTCACACAAATTCAATCATACCTATACTTTTTCATATAATTTATCTAATTTTTTTGCTAATTTCCTTGTTGTATATTGTCGCTGACATTGTAAGAACGAATCAAAATCTTTGACAAAAAATTCATTAACCTCGAATGTTATAGGTGTAATTGGCAATTTATATCTACAGAATCTCCAGTTATTAAGATATATATATAAATTCCTATCGCTACATCCTAATGATTCTGCTATATCTTTTATTGTCATTTGCATCTTTATCCCCTCAAAATCTTTTCTATTTCTGACATTCTTCCTCCATATATTCTTCAAACTTGCTACAATATATCCCCTCGTGGTCTAATACCTCTCCGTCTAAACCACATACAAATTTACAATCACTATTACAATCTAAATGCTTGCATAATTGACAATCTGCGTTTTTAGGTGTAAATAAATCGCAAACATTACTTAATCTTATATCCGTTGCAGAACAACTGCTCATACCTAATAAGATACATTTATAATAAACTTTTTTCCCTGAATGCGTAATAAATCTGTTTTTGCAGTTTTTACATCTCTTATCTGAATCAGCCTTACGGTATTTATTATCATATTTCCATTGTTGATATTTTGAGCGTGGTTTTTTAACTTCAATATCAGGAAAAGATAAACCATCAAACAATACTAATTGCTCTGACATTCTGTGTCCTCCAATACCCATTCAAGTGCTTTAATAACTGCATTATTTAATTTCTTTGCATAAAATCTATCAGGATTATTTTTGGGCAATTTTAATAATTGAACTTCAACTATCTTTTCTTTTATTTCATTCTCACTTCTCATTGGTTATCCTCCTGTAACACATAAGCATTTTCGTTTCGGTAAGGGTTACAATATACAATCTGTCCTGTTTCTACATTTATAGTGTGTTTATAATGCTCTTTATCTGCCAAATCTCTTGTTGCTTTTAGTGGATTTTGGTATAAATCTGTGCCTTTGATATATGCATTTCCATAATCGTATATATTAAGCCATTTATCTCGTTTTTTCGTTGTATCACTTCTCATTGGTTTGCTCCTTTAATAATTTCTATAATCTGCTTGAATTTCGTCTAATTCTGTTTGTCTTTCTAATAAAGCAATCGTATTTGTTAAGTAGGTATTATCCATATCTTTAATATTGATATGTTTGCCATACTTATTAGTCCATAAAATTGTTTGTCGTTTCTCTAATTCTTTTTTAAGGTAATATAATGCTTCATTTGCGTTATATATTGATAATATTATTTCTTCTTCAATTTCAATGACATTACTTTCACTTTTCAAATGCTTATTGCTTTCTGCCATTTGGTCTAAGACTTGTTGGGTTTGTGCTATGTTGTTGACTTTTTCCTCATAATTTTCACACTCACGAATAACATTAGACTCTGGTCTTAATGGTGTTAATTCACAATTATAATAAGCACCAAATGTATCTTGACTAACCCAATGTTTACAAGTTATACAATTTATTATTCTTTTATCCATTCTTCTGCTCCTATATATCTATTTGCCTCGTCTATATACTTATCGTGAATAGTCCACCAATCAATATTGCCGATTCGTTTATCACTATTAAGACATTCTGCACCTAAACTCTCTGAATATCCGTCTGCATATACTATTGTTGCAATAGGTGTTTCCATTCGCTTATGCAGAAATGATACGACATAATGACAAGTCTGCCCTATTCTGTTCTGGTATTCGTATAAATCGCCTAACTTTATCCCTGCCAATTCTTTGTAGGTTAGCCAATTAGGGTTATTTGTTAACATATCTGACATCTACTCCTCCTATAACTTCGTTGATTTTGGCTATAATCTTATGCGATTCAGCAACATAATTACAATTTGTGTTGTATATTATATCTGCTATATCCCTTATCTCTTGCAGGGCTTGACGGTAAGTTTTGCAATCTGCCCACGCTTGATTTAAACTTTCCTGAATACCGCAACCCCAACAACCGCCAACATCCTTAAATTCTTCAAGACCTTTTTTAGCCATATCCTCATATTTTTTGAGTTCGGCTTCCAGCCGTTCGTTTTCTTCTTGCAATTCAAGATAGGCAGTTTTTAAAATAGAATGAGATACTTGTAAATTGTCATACTTTGCTTGTAATCGTTTGAGTTGCTTGTAGTAGCAGTTTTTATTGCCTGTGCAAAAATCATCAGCATCACAACTGTAAGCGTATATATGACAACTTTCTTTTTCGTTGTATTTGCACTCGCTTACATCTACTCCGTCAACATAAATTTTTTTATTTTCCATATTTATTTATCTCCTAATACTCCGTATGCCGTCTGTTATTGTTCTGTTTTCATTATTTTTACTATTTCTCTAAAAATTTTGTTATAATGCTCATAGACTTGGTCGCTTATTTTCATTTCTAATTTTTCATATTCTGTATAATCTTTTTTTTCTTGTTCACTTAATTTGGAAAAATCTTTGTTATTTAATAGATAGGAATCATATACAGATGTAAATTGTGGATTTTGTTTTAAAACTAAAGAAGAGAAATCATCGCTATCTAATAAAGGATATGTTATGCCGTTTATTCGAAACCCATATATATAATCAATATTAAACTCCTCAATACTAAAAATTTTTTTAGTATCTATAAAAAGTGGACTATCAATAAACATAACATTATCACAAGTAAGTTCTTCACTATACTCAAACCGTTTTAATTCATATATCATTTTATGCCTCCTTTTAATATTCACTATGCCGTCTGTTGAATAGTAACTCCCAACGGCTGATTCCTATTTTTTGTTTAAATTGTTCATCTGATAAGTTTGCTCCGGCAGGGCTTTGATGCACCGCCAAATGTACCCAAATCGGTAGTAATATAAGTTTCTGCTTAATTCCTCGCTCGTCATACCATTTTTGATTCCTTGCATACTCGCCCTTTTTGATAAAATGATGCAAATTATGCGTGAAATGGTTATATTGTTTGACATTCGCTATTGATAGCGGTATTAACCTCCCGTCTGATAATCCGTATATCGGGTATCTCTGTATGTCCTCCTGCATTGTCATTGTTAGCCTCCATCTTCAAGCACGTATTCAGTAAAATTACGTTTTTGGTTTAAAAAGTTTACATTTGATACTTTATCTCTTCTTATCCAGTAGTTTGATTTCTCTTCTTTGAACTTATCCTCTAAATCCCTTACTGCACTTGAACAGTAGTCAATGTAATAAATTTTGCTTTGTCTTGATGTTATACGTCTGAAATTCATTAAGTGCCATAAAACCTTGTCTGCCTGTGTACCCTTAAACAGTTCGATAAACTGTTCTGTGGTTAATTTTGGCGGTGTTAGTTCAAAAGATTTCAAACCGTAAATAAAACTTTGCTTTGCTCTTTCAACCTTATCCATATCAAGATTGTTCATAGTTGATTACCTCCTCCGTGTTACAGTTAAAACTACAATTAGCAGGGCAATATACCCAGTCTATTGAGTTTTTATAGTTCTTTTTCCCTAGGTCAATAGCAGTGCTTTTTGGCATTCCTTTTGGCAATACAAACTCTAACCAAACCCCATTGGTGAACTTAACCCATAAACTTGCGCACTGTTCGTCATAATCAAACCCTGTTTTTACTTTTGCAAGCGGTAATTTATCAAGAATAGTTGCAAATAAAGGAAAATCCTTGAATTTGTAGGTTTCAATCATCGCATCAAGCAATCTGTCCAGTGAGTATTGTTCAAGTCGTTGGTTTAAATAATCTTCAAGCCTGTTAGCATAAGCCTCTAGCCTGATTCTCTTTTGTTCATCACTTCCGCTTAAAGGTATAAACTTTTCTAGTTGTATGTAAAAATCAAGTGTGTTCTCTATCATTGTTTCCCTCTTTCCGCCATTTTCTGCTTATACCACTCTTCCATTGAGTTGTTTTCAACGTCATAAGCACCGTTTAAAATCTCTGTATAATGATTTTCTTTTAACAACCAACTGGCATTAGGGTTATACCCGATTCGGTCAAATTTCAATCTCTTCAGTTTTGTAAGAACAGTTGGCAATGTTGAACTGAAGTCATCAACATCTGCAGCCAATTCTGTAATTCTGTTGCATTCCGCCGCACTTAAATAAACTCTTTTGCCTATTATCTTCTTATGCAGTTCCTTAAACTCGTTGATTATTGGATTGATATAAGGATCTGTTTTTTTATCAACATTAATAAAAGAAATAACATTCTTATCATTCTTATCATTCTTACATTCTTTAGTTGTTGTCATTCGCTTGTCATTAGCTTGTCGCTCGCTTGTCATTCGGTTGTCAAAATGCTTGTCATTCGGTTGATAGTCATTGTAATTATTTACGACTATGACTGAATATTCGCTATGTCGCTCGTGTGTCAACTCGCCTGTCATTTTTAACTTATCAAGAGCAGTTCTAATCTGTCTAACTGTCAAACCCAGTTCATCAGCAAGATTTCCGTAACTTGTGACAAATGAACCTCGTTCAATAGTGATACCCTGCCATTTTTTTGTTTGTCTGTTTGCTTTTAAGAGGCAATGGATAAACAGCCTCATTACATTAGCATTGGTGTACCATTCCCAATCAAGCAATTTATAATATAGTTTTAAAAAAAACATCGCTCCTCCGTTAAAAAAAGGGGAGTGTGTGACCGCTCCCCGTACGTATTTAATGTATTAGTTTGTTGTGTTTAATTAAAATGGAATTTCTTCATCAATATCAGTTGTCGAGGTTTCCTCTGATACTGATTCAGATTTTTTGTAATCGTTTATTTTCGCATATTTCTTACCTTCTTTACTAGTAAGGATATCGATATTAACCCAACCACGTTCGTTAAATGGGTTTTGTTTAAATTCTTCTTTGTTTATGCCTAGTTTGATAATTTCGCCGTACTTTGTTTGTTGTACGGAAACTTTTACACCTTTTGCAAATTCGCTCATTATACACCTACCTTAAATTCAAATTTTTCTGACGTTTTTGTAAAAGTACACTTATCGGCAATATCTGAATAATGCTCTTTGAGATATTTCTGATCTAGTGCTGTTCTGTTAACTTCTTTAAGTCCAAATGAATAGCATTTATAGTTCATTTCTTTCACGTTCATTTGACCTAATAATGCTATCAGTTGAAGTTCATACTTCTCAATATCTTTTTTACACTCTTTTAGTTCAAATTCCAATCTTGCTTTTTCTTTTTTTAAGTTGTCCATTGACTCTGTTATAAGGTCAAGATTAATTTCTATTGTATTAGACATATAATTTCTCCTTTATATCATTTTTAATTTTATCAAATTCTTTTTTGTCCGTAACTTTCGGGCGGTTTTCTTGCCAGTATTTTTTTAAATTGTTCAAATCAGAGCAAGCCTTTAAACCTTCAATTATATCTATATCATTGTTGATAGTTGGTTCTTTAGGTGTTTTAACTTTTTTACCTAGTTCATATACGGTATTACCTTTGTTATCGGTTATAACAAGTTTATTGATGTTCCGGTTCTCGTCATATCCGATAGTCTTAACATCAAACTTTACAAACTTATCTTTTAATTTCCATTTGCCGTTATATTGTTCTGTTTCAGCATTAACCCATATAAACGGTGCGGAATATAACTCTATACCGATTCCCCATTTAAACCCTGCTCGCTTGAAACAGTCGCTTGCTTGTCCTTTTTCGGCTTCTGTGTTGCTTTCTACTCCGCAATCCCACCGCCATAACCATTCTTTTAAATCTTGCTTATATATACCGATTCCGCCGTACATTTTGCCGTCAATGGTCTTAAAATCGTTCTGCCATAAATCGCCGTAAGTTTCTGTCAATATTGCTCTATCAACTCTTGCGGTCTTATATAGCAAAAGCGAACAACCTTTGGCAGATACTTGAGAAACACGGCATTCAATTTCTTCTGCTTTTAGTAATCTACACATATTGAACCTCCAATCCTAACGAGAGCAGATAAGAGATTGCCTCTGCTATATTTGTCAACGGTCTTAATTTGTCCAAATCTGTCATACTCTGGTAACGTTGCATTGCCTCATATTGAGCAAATGTAACTAAATTTTCTTCCGGTATTGTGTACTCGTATTTTTTGTCAACTCTAATCAATACTTTTGCCATTTTTTGCCTCCTTTATTGCCTCCATTATAAAAGAGGGGTATTGCTACCCCTCCCGACTGCCTACGGAGGCACCCTCAACAGTCTAGTAGTCGTATTTAATTCTTCTTTGTATTTCTTCTTTTATTCGTTTATATAATCTGCCGTCTTGTAGTTCTTCGGCATCCCATAATAGATGTAATAGTTCATCCGGTGTTGCCATTTTTATATTTATTTGCTCCATTATTTACCTCGAATCATATCAATTCGGCGGTTGACTGCATCTTCATATAATGATTGTTGCATATCATCCCAATCTTCATAACCTCGCTCTCGTGCTATATAGTCACGTTCTAAATCTTGTTCATACCAATACAATTCATCCATTTTTTACTCCTTTACAAAAAAAATTAAAATATGGGTAAGGTCTATATCGCCCGCATTAAACCCATTTTCGAAATCTTCCAATGAAAGAAATTGTGATATTTTATCAATATAGTTATATAGTTCTACTTGCATAGTGCCTCCATTTATAAGTAAAAGCAGGGTTTTTCAACCCTGCGTGAGAGAAAAACTACTACTACCCAAATCATATTGCTTGCTTATATTCAAGCAATTTTCTGTAACTTCTGTCAATGTCGGCAGGTGTTCTTAATTTTTTCCTCATTATTCGCTCTGCACGATAATGTGGCGGTATATCTACAATATTGTTCATTCTGTCATAATCAAGATAGAACTTAATTAGTTCATTTCTTATTTGGAATTTTTTAACATTGAGGTCTATTGACCTCATATACTTGCGTTCTTCTCGCATCATTCTTAGTTTACTTAATAATTTCTTAAACATAATTTTTTCCCTTCCAAATAGTAGTAAAAAAAAAGTGGCACTGGGTATATTATTAGCATAGTAGTGCCACCAGGAGTCAGTTTTTGTTAAAGGCAGGGAGCAAAAAATCGCTCCCTATTGTCTTGAAATTTTTTGACTGCACTAAAGAATAATCGTTGTTAGCCTATACTCGTCACAGTATAGGGGAGAGCGTTATTCGTGCTATATTTAATTGTTTTTGCTACATTGCTTATAACTTTCAGTCCGTTGCCGTCTTACTCCGTGTCAATGTACCTACTGTAGTTTCGGTTTCTCGCCCTATTTAGTTTTCAAAGTTCGTAATTTTTTTGCACCTTTATTAAGCCTTTTTATTGACAATCAGGCTTAAATTTGCTATAATGTTTGTGAGGGATTTTTGGGGTGGTACAATAAGTATCACTCTTTTGAATACCTCATACAAATAACTTGCTTAATCTCTCGCAAGTTCATAATGTTGTTTGAGAATATTTTTGATTATACTATTTCTCGTTGCTCCGTATTGTCTATATCTGTCAACTTCGGATTCAATCTGATTAAGTAAATCAAAACTTATTCTAATTGTTACTGGTGTATCTTTTGCTTTCATTTGATTACCTTTCATAAGTATATAGTACACGAATGATTACAAAATGTCAAACATTGTTTTCAAAATATGTTTTCAAATGAGTTCATATCGGCAAAAGTCAATAGTATCAAGTGTTTTATAGGTTTACAAAACTTAATAATGTATAGTGAGAACTTAAAAAAGATTAGATTAGAATTGAAAATATCTGCTCAAAAATTCGCAGACAGTCTAAATGTGTCAAGAGGTTCAATAGTTCAGTATGAAACAGGTAAACGCAAGCCGTCTTATGAGTTTATAGAGGCTTTACATAACTTGTATAACGTGAATCTGAACTGGTTTGTATCAGGTCAGGGTGAAATGTTTAACAAGCAGCAAAAAGCATCTGCCGGAATGACACCGGAAGAAGTAAAAAGCATTGTTGCATCATATTTAAAAGATAACGGTATTATTGTTTAATCAGTTTTAGTAATTTATCCATTATCTCTTTGGCTTTGTCTTGTCCGTATTGCATTACAAGTGCAAACATAATTTGTGATAGTAATTCTGTCATATTGCCTCCATAGGCAATAAAAACTAATCAATCCCCATAATTTTATCATACATTTTATCAATTTTATTTTTTATTTCTGATATATCCGATTTCATTTCAGAATAGGCAAGTGTATATGTTTCTTTTAGTACATAATCCTTTAATTTTTCATCGAGTGCCGTAGGGGTTACAAATATCTTATAATTGCAACAAAACATTATAACCATTACAATATATGGTGCATATTGCAATATTTCTGACATTGTATTATTTTCCATTTTGTAACCTCTTTTCTATTTCTGCAAGTCGCTTGTTGATTTCGTGAATTTCCTGATTGTTCTCGATGTTTTGCTCTTTTGCCGTTTTGTTGATAAATAACTCCGACACATTTGGATATTTTTCTAAAAATTTATCAACTGTGTGTTTGCTTGATAATAAATGAGCAACTGTATTAATAAAATAAAATGCTCCAAATATCGCAAGTAAATATAATATAAATTTAAATATTGGGTAAACCCCTACTGTTGTTTCTGCTATCATCTGTAAATCCTTTGTCTTATAAGTGGTGCGTTTTTATCAAGAGTGAATTTTAATATATTTTGATTCCCGTTATTATCTGTTAATAACGACTGTAAAAGAATATTATTGTTAGGGTCAAAATTAAATTTTGTTCCCTCCGGTAGCCCTAATATTTTTGCTAATAAACTTTGTTTTGCCATAACTCTATTGTATAAAAGTTAATAATGGGCTTATAGTTTATCAATGTAAGACAGTACTTTTTCCATTTTTTTTATGCAATTTGCGTAGTCTTGCATTTTTAAATCTGCTTTTGTATGTTTCCATTATATCTTCCATATCTTCTATAAATTGTCCTTTTAACATTTTGCCTCCTTTATGAATTGTCCTGAGTTAATCAGTTTGCGGAGGGTTTTAGTTCCTCCGTTTTCCTGATATATAATCCACTCTTGCGGTGTCATCATAATTGTATGTCGTTGTGTTCTGTCAGGCTTTTTCGGTCTGCCTGCTCCTGCTCTTGCTCCGCCTCTCATCTATGCCTCCTTTTTTCTTTTTTCATATTCTTTATATGCAAGTTTTAATGCTTTATTAAAATTATCGCTAAACTTTTTAAAAAGTTCAACATCTGAAAATTGTATTTTTAAGTTTCTATTTTTATAATGAGTTATTTTACAAGTATTAAAAATAAACGGCTCGCCTGATTCGTGTTTTTTGTAAATTGCTTGTTTTACGTTTTCATCATAAAGTGAATCGTGATTTAATAACCATAATGCAGAAGTTATAAGATATAACTTGTTATAATAAACATTTTCTTCTTTATATTCCATTTTGTTAAGTTCAATAGGTTTGCCGTAGTAGGTTTTATTTTTGTGATATGGTTGATAGTATGCAATATTGTAAAATAACTCATCACGGCTAACGCGTTTTACTTTTTCTGCTATTTCTTCAAGTGTTGGATATTGTGCTTTATATTGTACAGGGTTTACAAGATAATTAACATCTATATTGCTAAGCAAATGATTTAAACTTTCAACCGCTCTATTGTATGTATCATCATAACGGATGTATAAACTGTAAGTATTTACTGATTCATATTTCTTTTGAAGTTCTTCAAGTTCTTTTTTATATTTTTGTGAATTTTCGTATTTCTCTAAAATATCTTGTACTTTATCTTCAAACATTTTTTTTAAATCCTTTCTTTTTTCTTTTGGGGTATCGGGGGGCGGTTATGCTACCGCCTCAATCCCTTTATTTAACCATAAATTTAATTGTTTATTTACTTCCGGTTTTTTAGTTTCTTTTTTAATTTCTTTTGCGTTTTCGCCTGTTTGTTCTTTGTTGAATACTGTATAACCTTTGAAAAATTGTAAAACTTCTTTTTCTTCGCCTTTTTCGTCTTTTTGTTTGTTAAATACTGCTAAAGTTAAATAAGTTCCTTTTTGTCCTTTTTTTACACTTGTTTTATTTGCGTTATATTGTGCAAATGTTGACCACTCACAAGATTTATAATCATTCATTATATATGCTAATTCTAATACCCAAACATTTTTACCGTGGAATACTTTATTTGTTAATGGGTTAATGTGTTTTTGTGGTTCTAATTTATTTTGGATGTATAACATTTCTAATGTTTCTGTTACATCATCTGTTAAAAGTGCTTGTTCTGCTAATTGTCTTTTTAAGTTTTCCATTTTTTTTTGCCTCCGTTTTTGTTTGTGTATCGCTTACAATTTCATCTTAATGCATATTTAAGATTTTGACAAGTGTTAATATCGAATAAAGTTTTTCTGATTTGGCTGAAACCGTTGAGAGAGTAAGAAAAAATTCGTGTTTACAATTCGTTACAATATCGTACATTTGGATGAGATAAAGTCGGATTTGCACACAAATATAATAATCTGTGGGTAACTATGCCCGATTTTTAAGTATATATAATGCTTTTAGGGGGGTACTATGTCTAATACTAAAGTAGAAAAAAGTAGTATTAAAGGGTTTCAGACAGGGCATACAAAGACAGGGGGCAGGAGTAAAGGAACTCCTAATAAAAATAAACAAGAATTATTAAATAGAATTGAAACAGAATTTCCCGGATATGACCCTGTATTAAGTATGATTGCAATAGCACGAGACCCGAATACACCACTTGAAGTAAAAGTTACTTGTCATAAAGAGGTCGCTAAATATACGCATCCTCAACGTAAAGCCGTAGAAATGACTGCAGATGTAGATATGCCGATAATATCTATTAAGGGGCTGTAATGGAATATACTTTGTTACCGGCACAAAAAGAGTTTATGTTAATTCCTCACGATTTCCCGCGTGATGTTGCTTTATATCAGGGCGGATTTGGTAGCGGTAAGACTTTCTGCGGTTCTCTGATAGGTATTTTGTTATGTATGCAATATCAGGGCATCACGGGGTTAGTCGGTGCTCAAACTTATACTTTATTGCGTGATACAACATTAAGACAATATCTTGAGCATTTAGATAATATGGGATTCCGTGCAGGAGTTCACTATGATTACTATAAATCAGATGAGATTTTGAAGTTCAAAAATGGTTCAGAAATACTGTTTAGGCATCTTCAAGAGCCAAACAAACTTAAATCATTAAATCTTGGCTTTGTTGAGTTGGAAGAGATGTCAGACACTCCCGAATCAACTTTTAAAATGTTGTTATCCCGTTTACGTCAGACCATTAAGCCTGAATGGAAAGAAAAAGGCTTTAAGTATCGTTTATTTGGGCATACAAACCCCGAACCGGCTAAAGGTTGGATATATAAATACTTTGTTGAGCAAAAGCAAGATAATTACAGACTGATACAAGCCCCGACAACACAAAACACTTTTTTAAGTCCTGATTATGTTGAATCGTTGAAAGCAGCATACGATGAGGAATACTACAGAATCAATGTTTTAGGGGAATTTGGCGACTATACAAGCGGTCTTGTCGTGAAGGGATTTAGCAATGAGAATATTAAGCCGATAACATATCAACCTGATATGGCACTCCATTTAACGTGGGATTTCAATGTTGACCCGATGTCTTGTGTTCTTGCACATAAAACTGCTGATAAAGTATTTTATTTTGATGAGTTTATCCTAGAGAACGCAAGCACAGAATACACGATAAATGAAGTGATAAAAAGATACCCGAACCATAAAGGGGATATAATTATCAATGGCGATGCATCAGGCGACAACCGGAGCACACAGTCAGAACGTACTAACTATGTAATAATAAAGAACGCATTACGCAGACATTATGCACATAACAGTATAAAATTCCATCTTAGACCGTTCAACCCTAGAATAAAAAACCGTATAGCATCTTTTAATGCACTCGTGAAAGATTATAACGGCAACAGGCGATTATTTATAGACCCAAAATGTAAGTGGGTAATATATAATTGTCAGAATTTAAAATATAAAGTAGGTTCTGATGAGGTTGATGTTCCGACATATTCAGCGATTAAGACTGATAATCAATTAAAGTTTTTAGAGCACCCGTTCGATGCGGTTAGTTATTTAACAGATTTTTATTTCCCTATAAAAGTAGAGGATTATAAAAAGACGGATTTAAAATAGTGTATGCTTGAGATAAAGGGAGGTTTTTATGCCTGATATAACAATAGAAAAGGAAAGCAAGTTTAAAAAGTTGAATAAGTCGCAAAGAGATGAGTTTGCAGGGATGATATCTCAAATGTGGCAAGAGTACCACGATAAGAGAGGAACTCAACTTGATACCGCATCACAATTACAGAAGTTATTATCGTTGAATCAACCTAACAGAAATAAAGATAAAGGCGATGAATGGAAGTCAAATATCAAGGAAAACAAAGTATACACTACTTGGGATAGTATGAAGTCTGTTATGTGGAAAGAAATCTGGTCAAACGAAGAACAGATGTTTGATGTTGTCGGAACTTCCAAAGACACAGAAGAAATGGCAGAAGCACAAAAAGAGGCTATTGTATATGCATTAAAGAAGATGAACGCAGGAGTTCAATTCGACAGGGCAACAGACTATTGGGCGGAATACGGAGAGTTTATTTACAAAACAGACTGGAAAAAGAAAGTTAAAAAAGTCAAGAGATATGATACATATAACGGCTTTGTAGAACAAGAACTTCCGATAGAGGAAAACGCAAACATTGAGGCGATAAATCCTATGTTTTTCAATTTTGATGTAACAAAATACAAATACGGTAATCGTGACAGTTGGTTTAGTTGTCCTAAGATATTCAAGAGATTTGCAAGTATTGAAGAAATAAAAAACAATCCTCTTTATACATTCACTAAAGAGCAAGAACTTGAACTTGATATAGGCGATAACACTAAAGCAAGCGATATAAAAGACGATAACAGCCTAGCAACTCAAACAAAATACGGCGATGAATATGAGGTTTTATATCTGCAGGGGGATATTAAGTTCAACGGTGTTTTATATAAAAACATTGTTGCAGAAGTGTTTGCAGGTCGTTTTCTTATCTATTTTGATGAAAACCCTGTATATATTTGTCCGTTCGTTTGGGATTGTGTTCAGTACGATTCAGAAACAGGCAGGGGTGTTAGTCCTCTTAAATCTATCCTTGAGATGTGCAAGGGAAAAGAAGATATGATTAACACTCTGTCAGATATTGCAAAACTAAACGCTAACCCTCCAATGTTTGGGGATGATAGTTTTGTCGAGGAAAAATACAAGAATAAAGATGTAAGATATAAACCGGGTAAATTTTATAGTTATCCGGGTGGTGTAAACTTCCCGCAACAAATGAAATTTGACGGTTCAGGCATAGGCGATATAGTATCAGTATTGGCAAATGATATATCTGATGCCAGTGCAGTCAATGCCAATGTTATGGGGAACATAGAACAGGGCAAGAGAACAGCAACAGAAATGCAACTTGCAAGAAACGGCTCTGATTCTCGTGTGGCGATGAAGTTAGATAAAATCTATCAAGTCAATTTGAAAGTCATTGAGAATGTGGCTGAATTGCTTGCTATGTTTAAGAATGAGCCTGAAATACTGTTTATAAACAATAAAGGGCAAAGAACAGAGGTTGAAATAACAAACGCAATAAGACAGGCTCAATATGATTATGTCTATGAGGATAGAAACTCATTGATAGACCGTAGACAGAAGTTTCAAGAGGCATTTTCAATGCTGAATGCAGCAGGAAATAACCCTGAACTTGCAGCAATGATTGACTGGAAAGAGGCACTAAAAACAGGGCTTGAAATGACAGGTTTTGATAACCCTGATAAATTCTTTAAACCAGATGATGAAATTACGCAGGTGTCCGATTTTGTCCGACAGTTACCGCCTGAACTACAACAGGCTATTATGCAGAACTTACAGCCTATGTTAGAACAGGCACAAATGATTATGGAACAACAGCAGGGGGCAACAAATGAGGGTAATATATACCAAGAGGCACAAGTTTAAATTTCTTGGGTTGAAACTGTTTGAATGGGTAACAGATTATAACGAACGGTCAACAGAAAACGACAGCGAAGATAACGATTTTTATATAGAACTTAAAGAGGTTGAAAATGAAAAAAGAGATTAAACAAATGCTTGCTTTGTTTCTAAGAGATAACAAAGAAAATAAACATAAAATAAACTTAGTAGAGTATATGCAAGAGCAAATATGCAAGTATTCTATACAAGAAAACACTCCGGCAGAACAGATAAAAGGTATGAATAGGCTTTTAAGAGATGTTATGAATTTAGATGCTGTGATGTTTGAATCAGAATAATTATTTCTTCGACTATGAATCGGGAAAGCACTCTCATTTATTGGGGGTGCTTTTTTAATGTCCGATTTTGAAACTGTTATGCTCAAGTTATGCGTTATATACGCATAGTTTAGACAATAGGAGGATTTTATGGAAACAGAAACAACTATCGCTGAAACGGTTGAACAGACTACTCCTGATACTGAGGTTACTCAACCTGTGGAAACAGAAACACAGACTACTGAGGAAACAGTACAAGAACCTGAAACAACTGAAACAAAAACGACTGTGGAAACAGACGAGGGCGAAAAGGTCACAGACTGGGAAAAGATTGCAAAGGATAATCAAGCATCCTTTACTAAGATTTCTCAGGAAAAAGCAGAACTCACAAAACGGATTGAAGAACTTGAAAATCAGTTAAAACCTAAGATTGTTGAAAATGGGAAAATAAACCCTGATTTTGAGCAAAATTACAGGTTTGATGTCGATAATAAAGAGTTTATTGCCTATGAGAGATTATGCACACAGTTAGATGCAGAACAACGAGAACAGGCAGAAAGTTTATTGAGAGAGGCTCAAAGACTTTATAACCCTAAAAATAACCGTGCTTATGAAAGCAAAATGGCAGAGGTCAAAGACTATTTCAGGTCTGACATAGTAGAGCAAATTGCGACAGAAAAACAAAATTTGTTAGGTCAGATGAAAGGTAAATTTGATGAGGCAATTAAAGCAGATAAGCAAGAAAAGGCAAACAAGGTAGCCGCAGATATTGAGCAAGTGCCTGAACTCAATGAACTTGTTGCTCCTGAAAGCGAGAATTACTCTCCCGAAGTGTTCGGAATAATTAAAACAATGTTTGATTATACTGGCGGTGTTGATATCGAAACCGCACAAAAAGCGATTTCCAAAATCAAAGAATTAGGGGTTAAAGAGTATCTTGCTAAACAAAAAGCCGAAACACAAAAGGCACAGGCAAATGTGCCAACAGGCGAAACAGTAGTACAGAAACAAGCATCAGGCTTACCAACTGCCGAAGAAATGAGGGCAAATAGTGGTTTATACCGTAAAACTATTGATAAATTAGGCGGTAAAGACCAGTTAAAACGACAGGAAGTGATGAATAAACTTGATGCAATACTTATGAAAGGATAGATAAATGACAGATATAGCAGTTTCAACAGGTGGTTTTACTCCTGAGATTTGGTCAGAGAAAATCAATATTAACTTAGATAATTACGGTGCTTATAACGATATCGTTAACCGTAAATATGAAGGGGAAATTAAAAGAAAAGGCGATAGAGTTCACTTCTATACTTATGGCTCTTTAAACGTGGGCGATTATAACCCTAATGCATCAGGATTTGACGGCATCGATTACGAAGACCCAACAGGCGATAAACAAACATTAGTTGTTGACCAAAACAAATACATTGGTTTCTTGGTTGATGATATTAAAGAAGTACAAGCAAATGTTGATTTAGTCAACGGGTATACAAACAGAATGGGTATTGCGTTCTCTAATGTTAAAGATGCTTACATTCACGGTTTGGCAGTCGCAGGTGCAGGTACTAAACTTCATACAGATTCAGCATTAGAACTTACAAAAGATAATGTTTGGGCGGAAGTTTGTAAATTGCAAGAGAAATTGGCTCGTAAAAATGCTATCACTAAGAATGGCTTAGATTACGCAGGAAAAAGACCTGCACTTGTTATTACTCCTGAATTTCAAGGTATCTTACTTCAATGTTCTAATTTCTTTGCTAATGCCTTTGGCGATAAGACTTTAAGAACAGGACAAGTAGGGCATATTGGTGCATTTGATGTATTCTTAGATACTAATATTCAAACAGATGCAACAGGTACAGGAGCAAGTAAAGCATACTCTCAAACTATTGTTGCTTTAACTTCTGATGCAATTACTTATGCAGAACAAATTACTAAGACTGAAACACTTAGAGATAAAGACCAATTCGGCGATTATGTTCGTTCACTTATGGTATATGGCGGTAAAGTTGCTAATGCAGATTGTATCGTTACATCTAAAATTACTATGGCAGGTTTGGGAGCCTAGTATTTCATAATCAAGCGGTAGGGGTTTTATTCCCCTACTGTTTTCAAATGTTTTACTTGTTGGCACTAACCCAATAGGCACAGAAACATATAAAAGAAATGTTGACGGTGTAAACATAATGAAAGAGTGTTTAAACCTATACAAGTACAATAATGAGGGGAATTTTGATATCTCTGTAAAGACAGTAAAGGAGTTTTTAATGCTTACAGATGAAGATAAACTATTAGGAATAACAGAAAAAAGTCCTAAAAAGATGTTAGAAAAGACAATATTTAATAACGCTTGTCGTTATGAAGTACATACAGAAGGCAAAGATAACAAAAGTATTGAGGGCGGTCATATAATTGATTCATTACTCCCGCTTAGTGAAAAACAAAAACTTTTAAACGGCGAAAATGAAATCACATATAATGGACTTGTAATTAAGAAATTAACCGAATTACAGCCTAAAAAGGCTGAAAAAAAAGAAGAACCGGCGGAAGAAAAACCAAAGGTTAAAAAAGTTACCACTCGAAAGAAGGCTAAATAATGGGAAAAACATTTGACCAATCGCTTATTGATACAGCAATAATATCTATGTCTATGATAGACCCTGAGGATATGGAAGATACTTCTTCCGAAGAATTCCAATCGTTACGAAGAATCCAAGACGGTTGCCATTCGGAGTTGTCTAACCGTGAAGATTTTCCATTTAATAAGTTCACTAAAACAATTCAGACTTCAAAAGGTTTACAGAGTTACAGTTTGCCTGAGGGTAGAATAGTAAAAGTTAGAATATATAGCAATAATAGTGTATCTGAATTAAATTATGATAATAATATTGATATGTATAATGATATATCAGGTACACCTTACAAGTTTACAATCACTTATAACCCTAACAAAATAAAACTCTACCCGATACCTAATAAAATTTATAAGATATCTATTGATTATATAAACTCTAAAAATGTTATATTGCCTGACGGAAGTTATTCCTATAAAGTTGAAAACAATTCAGAATTAAGGATGCCTGAACAGTATCAGCATTTATATTTTGATGCACTTGAATATTATGTCTTATCTACATATATGAGAAAAGCAAGTAATCCACGCTGGGAACCGACTTATGCAATATTCGAGCAGAGATGGAGAATATTTTTAAGAGGATGTCAAGCAGTAGAGAGTGAAACGATATTTAGTATATAAAGGGAAAATAAATGGTTAGTTATCCGAGCCAAAGTAGTGTACAATTTAATACGTTTAAAGGAATCCGAACCCGAAACGGTATTGCGGCAGGGGGAACTATATCAGCAGTTACTTGCAAAAACATAGATTTTATGCCGTCTAGTTATGATGCAGGGGTTAATATTGTTACTTCTTTGGGAAACGTAAAAGTAAACGATTTAACAGGTACGGATTACGCAGATTATACCATTATAAAAGGGTTTGAGTTTGAATCAGATAATGCGACACACCTTTTATTTTACTGTGAGAAGAACTCCGGCGGCGTGCTATTAGAGTTTACAAATAATCAGTATGTACCAATTTTTACAGGATTTACTAATAATAACGGTCAAGCGAACGGTATTACAATGGTTAGTGGTGCTTATAATACCTTTGTATTCACTAACGGAATAGAATATAAAGCGTGGATTCCTGACGGACAGACACAAACACAAACATTAAACCCTGAAATTGACGGTACAGCAGTAACAGGGTTAGCACTTGCAGAATTAGACGGCTCTCTTGTTATCGGTTGTAATAATGGGTATGTGTTAGCGAGTGCAAGAGGCGATATAACAGACTTTGATGTGACAGGTGGATTGGATACATCTGCTTGGTATGAAACGTTCGGGAAACCGATTACAGCCGTTGTATCTATGACTGGCGGACTAATTGTATTTACTGATGAAGATAACACAATATTAAGCGGTTATCAAAAAATATCTACAAGGGAAAGAAAAGATAGTAATTTAGGCGGTTGTTTATCTTTTGAAAGTTGGGTAAAACACGATAAATACTTGTTTTTCTATGATAATAGGCAAAAAAATATTTATTATTATACTCAAAATGATTATGGTCAAATGGTATTGGGCGAGCCTGTCGCTCCCGAAATACAAAAGTTTTTTAGCGATATTAACCGATTGCAAATGACTTCTTATATAGGGAAAAACCGCTCCGAAATATGGGTAATGACAGATAAAAACAAACTTATATTTGATTTTTTTATACAAGAATGGTCAGAGAGAGTGTGCCAAGAGTTAAATAGTTATTTTGTATACAATAATGATGTGTATTCTGTTGGCGGAGCAAAATGTTTTATCGAAAAAACAGGAAATATAGGATTTTATGACAATGAATTTTTTCCGAGCGAGTATAAAACACAAATAATAAACTTAGGCTCATTTTCAAATATGAAAGAAATGGAGTTTCAGCCGTTATTATCTGTTGTAACAGATTATAATAATACGTTTACTATTGATTGTATGATAGACGGCAAAAAAATTAAATCAAAGTATGTAAAAATGTATTATAACGGTGCAATATGGGCGGATGATAGTCCGCAAGATGAATATACTCCCGAAAATGAATTATGGGCGGATGATGAAGGTACAATCGGACAAGTATTCCCATACGAAAATGAATCAGTTATACAACAAGTAAAAGGTAAATTTATTTCTAACTGGTATTATTTACAATTTACGTTTAAAACAACATATAAAAATGATGATTTTTCTATAAATTGTTTGGAACTTAATGGAATTACACAAGAAACAGATACAACAGGAAGGAAGTAATGAGTATATTTGATGCATACAAAACACCATTGAATACAACGGATGAATTGGCTTATCAGTTAGCCAAAAATGATAGTCCGTTTAAATATGATAACGGTTACGATTACGATTTGAGGGGGTTTTGGAAAAATTACGGTAGTTTAAACCCTACGGCAACAAACGGACATTTAACAGATGAGTATAAGTTGCCGTGGCACGAAACATTCAGTGTACAAAGCAAATACTATGACGGACAACCTTGGGCTATAAACCCAAATGGGTACACTTATTTACCTGATAGGTTTGATTCAGAATTAGTAAAAAACGGTTTAAACCCGTGGGAGTTAACAATAAATGATTATTGACCATATAAGAGATGAAAAAGAGTTCAAAAAATTATATGATGACCGCCCAATGCCGAGTCCTTATGATTACGACTGGTTAATCAATAATCCACACTTATATTGTTTTTATGATGAAAATAACGGAAAATTACTAGGGTTTATTACTGTTCAACGTGAAGGTGGAGAATTAACTCTATCGGGGGTATCCATTAAAAAAAATTTGGCAAATATAATAACGGCTATAATAACAGTATGCGATAACTTTAATGAAAATATGTATTCATATACACCATTAAAACACGCAGGATTGGTTCTTAAAAAAGCAGGGTTTAAAGAAATAAAAAATAACGATAAACCAATAAATGATTTGATATTAAAAAAATATGTGAGGTATAAAAATGGGTAAAAGCAAAGCACCTGAATATCCAACAACAGTAACAAAAACAGGGTTATTTGGCAAAACAATAACTAATAGCGGTGGTTCAACGTTTAAACCTACCGCTTTTCAAAAGCGATTAGTCGGGGTAACAACAAACAATGCGGTAAACGCTTTAAATAATTATTTAAACCCTGATTATGAAAGTGAAGATTATAAAAGAGGGGATGAGTATTATACTAACAAAATGAATACTCAACTCCAAAATAATTATCTTGCACCGATGCTATCAAAGAACTTGTTAAGAGGCTCAACGGCGGGCGATATAATGAGAGGTTTTGCAAATGATTTAGCGACATCTGAATACGAACGTCAAAACGATTACAGAGACCAACAGTTACAAAACTATATGGCTAGTATGTTACCATATACAACCATATACGATATGATGAAGGGTACAACCGGACTATCAACAGCTTTAACCAACTCAATAGCAAATTATAATGCTGCTCAAAATAGGGGTAGTGGTATTGGTGGTTTGCTCGGCGGTGCTGGTAGCCTAATGGGCGGAGTTGGTAACTTAGCCGGAGGCTTGAAATAAATGATGAAGTTTTACGATAAAGAAAAAAATAAAAGCAGATTAGACAGCTTGGCGAATGCTTTATCTAAACGTGATAACACTCCTATAAACATAGGCACAATAAATGGGGGTTATACAAATAACACTAAAAGCGATAACGTAATGGGTGGCACAAGCGATTTATTAAGCGGTGCTACTAAACTTTATGGTGGTTTAAGAGATTCAGGATTGTTTAATAAGCCGACAGGCGATTTTAATAATACTTTGTTAGGTGGTAACTACTTTGGCTCTAATTCCACAGGCTCAATGACAATGGACAATGTTTTAGGGAACTCAGGAAGTGGCTCTATGGTATTTGATAGTTTAGGGCAGTCAACAGGGTTTAACGGTATGCCGTTAATCGGTAATGCTATTGGCGGTTTAAACGGTTATGCCTCAACAGGAGATTGGAAAGACGGAATACAAGGTATCTTTGGAACTAATTCTAATGATTCTGATATAATGCAAGGGATAAAAGGAACTGCAAACGGAGCAATGACAGGGGCAAGCATAGGCGGTCCTTGGGGTGCTGTAATAGGTGGTTTACTTGGTTTGGGTTCATCATTTATAGACGATATTTAAGGGGTTAAAATGAATATACAAGATTTATTATTACAAGAAATAGGTCAAGAACAGCCAAAAACTATATTTGATACTCCAGTAATTTTAGGTGGAGTGAGTGAAACAAGCGAGCCTAAAAGGAATTGGTTGAGTGATTTTGCAAGCGGTTATAACGATAATTATAAAAACCGTTGGGGGAATACAGACTTGCCACAAGAGAAAAGTTGGGGAACACGAATCGGAGAGGGTTTGGGTACGATAGGCAGGTTTGTTGATAGCCCTTTAGGTAGGGGGTTAATTGCAGGCGGATTAAATTCTGCATTAGGTTATGATAATTCTTTACAAGAGGGGTTAAATGCATTTGTAGGCAGACAAAACGCACAGACAGCGGATAGGGTATATCGTAAACAATTAGGTCAAATGGGATATAGCCAGCAAGATTTGGATAATATAACAGGCGATATAACACCGTCAATTTATAAAGGTTTGACAGATAGTTTCAGATTAGGTAATCAACGTATGACTTACGGACAGTTGGCAATGTTTGATGATGATATAGCAGAGATGTTAAGACAAAGCCCTGAACTTGCTAATCAGTTTGTGCCGTTGACATTTGCAAGAGATATTTATACTAAACGTAAACAAAAGGCTGAGGCTGATATTGAGGGAACACAAGCAAGAACAGAAAAGACAAAAGCAGATACAGAGGGAAGTAAAGCAAGAACAGAAAAAATAAAGGCAGAAACAGGTCAAGTAGGAAAACCACGTGTAACAATAAACAGAAGAGAGGGCGGAACTACTTCAAGAGTAATTATGGAACATAAAGGCGGTAGCGGTGGCAGTAAAGGTGGTAAAAATACCAAAGGCGGAACAAATAACAGACCTGTGGGTGCAAGTAACAAAAATAATATTGTATCAAAACTGAAAAATGCAGGGTATTCAGATTCACAAATACAGCAATACTTAAATAAAAAGGGTATTAAATAATGACACTTTCACAGGCAGATATTGACAAAATGGATAACTTAGTAAACGGCTTATCTGATGATGATGTTGCCAAAATGGATGCTGTTGTTAATTCAGATACTTTGGGTAATGCTGTTATAACACCTGAATTAAGAGGACAGAATGGGGAAGTTGTTACTCCTGCAAGTGTTGATTATGGAACAAAACAAGCAAGAGTTGAGAAAAACACTTGGTTTCATCCCGTTGATTTTGCTAAGAGTGTTGGTAAGGGGTTTGTACACGGTATAAATGCAATAGGAACAGATTTAGGCAAAAGGGTGGCAAATCCTTTAAGACAAGCAATGGGGAAAAAACCATTGACTGATTATGAGATTGAGAACTTTTATGGGAAAATACAAGGTTTACCGGAAGATGGCGGAGCATATAAAGTTGGGAAATTCGCAGGGGAAACCGCTCCTTATTTCTTATTACCTGAAACAAATGTAGCAGGGTTAGGCAAGTGGGGTAACAGAGCATTAACCTTTGGCTATCAGGGTGGTTTAGGTGGCGAATTAAACAGTTTGACAGAAAAAGGTTGGAATCCAAAAGAGAACTTAAAAGATGCTGCAATAGGAGCAGGCGGTGCTATTGTTTTAGGTTCTGCTGTTGCAAAAGGTGCTGATAAGTTAGCAAGATTACAACGTGCTAAAGATGTAATGAAAAGAAGAAATATACCGTTGGCAGAAAGAATGACACCTGAACAAAAAGAAAATGTTTATTACAACAGAAGTATTGATAAAAGATTAAAAGAAATAGAAGAAAACCCTGATGTAATAAACGATGATAATTTTTATAAAGGAGTAGAAACTTTATCTCCTAATGATGAATCAAGATTACTTGATGCTATAGATAAAGAAACAAATAACCAAAATATAAACAGATTAAAGGAACAAAGAAAACAAAATTTACAAGCAAAGACAGACGAAATAACTAAAATAAATGCTGAACGTCAAGAGGCTTTAAAGGGTGCAAGTTTTAATAATCCAAGTGCAAAAATTAACAAACAGTATGATGAACAAATAAGACAGGTTCAACAAAAATACAATAGTATTGAAAATGATTTAAAAGAACAAATGAAAAATTTATTGCCTGAAAAAACAGATTTGAACAGTTTAAAATCAGATATAGGGGATGTTGCTTTTTCAAAGTCAGAAAGTCAATACTCTTATGAAACCAATGCAGTAAAAGGAAATTATTATAAGCGGAATATTGATGACCCGATGTCTTATGATGCAAAAACATATATGCAGAAGTTTAATAAATATGTGCAAGACATAAAAAACAATCCTAGCCTTGTAGATGATGAGGCTTTTATGTCGGGTTTTCAAAACGATTTAAAAAATGCACCTGATTTTATGACTGATGAATTAAGTCAAAAAATAGATGAACTTGTTACAAGGGCAAGAAAATATAACGAGTTTAAACTAAACAAAACCACAAAACCTGAATGGGAACAAATAACGGATGCAGAATATAATGCAATAAATAATCCTGTTGACGATGTTGTAATACCTGAAGCCCCAAAGACAACCATTGAGGGAACAGGGGATGTAACAAACAGAGGACTTGCTGAATCTGTTGTAAATGCAAAGGGTACACCTACAGAGGTAAAACAAGCAATTAGAGAAAATATGCCACAATACAGAGTATTGCATAACAACGAATTAACAGAGCAAGCAGTTAAAGAGGTAGAGGCAGATTTTAATAATGAACTATCACGGCTCTCTACATCTAAAGATTTTGATGCATTAGATTACGAAAAATCAAATCAAATAATTAGAAGATTATTTGATATGGGAAGAAATAAAGAGGCAATAAATTTAATTGATAATGTTGCAGATGATGCAACTAAAAAAGGTCAAGCAATACAAGCACTCTCTTTATGGTCTAATATGACACCGGAGGGAGTTGTAGCAAAGGCTGAGAAACTTGTAAGACAAGCAAATAAAAAACTTCCAAAAAAGAAACAAATTGACCTATCTGATGAACAAATAGAACAGTTAAGAAGTTTAGGAAAAAATATTGTAAACACAGAGCCTGGTACAAGAGAAAATGAAATTGCAGTTGCTCAGGCAATGAAAGCAACATCTGAATTATTACCAAAAGGAATATTAAAAAAACTTGATTCATACAGATATATAAATATGCTATTATCAGGGAAATCAAGATTTAAAGATTTTATATTAACAGGCATAAACTCTCTTGATTCTGCTATTGATGAATCTATTGCAAACGGCATTGATATTATAAGGTCAGGCATAACAGGAAAACCAAAAGTTTATGGCGGTTTACAACCAAAGGCTTGGGGTAAAGGCTTTAAAAAGGGTTGGAATGAGGCAAAAGAAGATATACAACTCGGTATAAATACGGCACGTTCAGGCGAAACAGGGCGATATGGTTTACCAAGTACAAGAAGTTTTAACTATACATCTATAAAAGATTTGTCTAAAAACCCTTTAATTGCAGCAAAACAATTAGGGGAAGATGTACTCGCTTTAGGCGAGGATGGTTTGAATTATACAATAAGAGTACCTGACAGAGCATTTTATGAAGGTAGGTATGCTAGTTCAATAGTTGACCAAATGAAAGTTACAGAAAAAGCAAGAAACAAAGAAATAGCAAAACTAACAGAAAAACTTAACAAAACAAATAATCAAAGTGAAATAGCAAGC